TTTGTTTGGTCTGCAGGTATTGGTTGCTCTGCTCCTGTGAACCAGGCGTATTCAACAATACTTCCCGATAGCTGAATACCAGCTGTCAGTTTGTCCTCAATCGCCTTGATCCGAGCCAGCAGGGTATTAGCAGTGGGCGAAGCCTGCACTTCACCCAGTTTATCCTCCAAGCTTTTCACCCGGGATAACAAGGTGTTCGCCGTCGGGACGTCCTGAACTTCTCCGACCAGTGTCGCCAGGGTTTTGAGCCGAGCCAAGACAGTGTTAGCTGCCGGATCTGCTGCCGGGGTACCCAGGGTAGCTTCCAGCCCATCAATGTAGCCTTGGATTGTGGTTAACTGGTCCTCAATCTCGCTCGCCCGCACTCCTAACTTGTTCCCGGCCGTGGTGATCGGCTGCCCATCCGCGCCATAGATGATATGACGCGCAGCTCCGTTTGCGCCTTGCAGGACCTCATACTCATCGGTCACCGGATTGTAGGTCTGGGGTATCGGCGATCCAAAAGACCTTAATATTTCTTTAGTATTCCAAGCCAATTTAATCCCTCCTTAAATCATCGAGTATTTGGATGCTGATATATCCGTCGTTCGGAAACGTCTCCCGCCGGCCGTCCTTATAAACTACTTCAAATTCAGCTCGATATACACCCGCGGTATCCGTCTCTCCGGGTGCCCATACCAGCCAGATTTCGCCGGTCGCTGCATTTTCAATGTGAGCAGCCCGGCTGATTACGGCCGGTCGGTTAAGCGGTGCCATGTGGAAGCTCACGCTGCAGTCGGTCAGGTCTACGGGCGCTCCTCTTGCATCTTTGAGCACTGCCTTGATGCAAGTCCGGGTGTCGCCACGCTTAATGGTTACGTCATACATCAGATCCACCTGCTTCCTTATGCTCCTCCAAGGTCATTGATTCGGTCAAAAAATAAGCCGTAGTGGTGATATCAATCACACTCACTACGACGCTGTTACCGGCATCTATTATTTCAATGTTGTTCAAATTTTGCACCCCCTATGTCAGAACAATCATGTAATTAAACGATAGGCTCCAACTATACCAATAACCACTCCCACCACTTACCTCATATCCTTCATCCATGCTTAATATCTTAATTAAGACGCCGGTGCTTGTATCAGTGACAGAATCTACTTCGCAAAAGTAATTAGTCACACGACTCGCATTAGTAGGACCACCTAGTGGATAAATATGCTGTGTCGGGCTTACAATGACTTTTACTGAGGAGGCCTTACCAATCCAACGATTGCCGTTTAATGCAATGCTGTATAAGCACTTTCCGCCTCCCTGCCTGGTTGTGTAATCCCATCCTGCCGCCGTCCTGGATACAAAATCAGCAAGTACGGTGGAAACGTACGGTACATACACCCCATCATCATACAATCGTAATCCTGCCGCATCCAAGTGGCTTTCCGTGCCATTAGTATGAGCATACTTTAATTCCGTCCCGGTAATCTCAAGATTACCGTCGCTTGACGCTATTTTCAGCGCTTCGGTCAACGTGATTATTCCGGCCAATATCCCTTCTGCACTTACGTATTTCGCCGTAAGGTTTAGGGTGTTAAGGAAATTTACCATGGCTGTATCAGATTTCAGGCTGACAGCCTCGATTGTATCCGCTGCAATTTGGCCTCCATCAATCGTCGTTGATCCGGTTTTTTTCCAGCTCGAAATTAAGCTGGCTTCTGTCCAGTGCGCGGAATTAAAGACTATACCATCTCCATCAGCCAATGCCTGGTATATCTCGCCCGCGTTAAAGGTTTTTGCCCCGCTGACGAACCCTACCGACGGAATCATAATATCGTCTTTTTTGTATTTACCATTACTCGGACAAGTGCTGAATGCCGTGTTTTTGGCAGAAGGGTTATAGCCAGACTCAAATGTCGTCCCGGCGCCTACCTTGATAAACTGCGCATCGATTATGCCTGTCTTTATAAAATTCGCATTAACGGCCCCGTCCATGGTCATAGCTATATCATATTCCCGGGCAGGGTTGTCGGCGCCAGTGCAATTGTCGCTATATCCTAGGCCACCCATGTTCCAGCGCCATATTTTAGTCGCCAGCGCCGGGTCGGGGTGATCCATGATTAATATTTCATTAGTTTCATCCGCCTGTCTGATCAGCACGTGGCCGCCCATGGCGTCTTTGATCAGCTGGGTTGACTGATTGATTGACAAGGCTAAATCTCGGGTAGATCTAGCCATGGCCGCTATGGATGATGCAGCCTTTATTTGCTGATTTTGTACACCCCTTATAAGCCCTATTTTCCCCGCCGCCTTGATATTATGTTTTCCCCTATAACGCCAGGTGGAGTGAGTTATCATTGACACAATGACGTCAGTGCGGATATCAAATGGCATTGTGTCGGCAAGGAAATAGGTTTCAATCTCGCTATCCAATATGCCGGCATCTCTGATTGTTATAAAATCCCCGGGTTGTAGAGCTGGATCACCCATGTAGTCAGCCTTAAAAGGCACATAGACAACTTGTGTAAGCTGTGCCAGCAAACTATCCAGTGCCCCATTAATCTGCGCATCAGATAGCCCCGCCATCAGCGGGTTTTCTTCTAAAACCATAGTCATGCCGTCAGTTCCCCGGGAATATTCGGTTTCTCCGATTTGCATACTTACTCTGGTTATTTTTACCGCAAAATCTGACACATCGGAGCTAAACCGTTCTTTTTTGTCTATTGCTTTAACGGTCTGCCTCGCGGCAATAGGCACGATTTCAAGCTGCCCCTGCCGATCTATCCGGGCAAAGCTTCCAGTAATTTGGCACGCCCACATCAATAGATCGCGAGCGGTCTTAATGCTTGCGTCGGGCTCAGATAATATAGTTAGAGCATTAGGTAAAGCATCAATTGCTGCCAAGCTGGTGCCTAGCATAACCCCCGCAACCTGGCAGGCATAGACAATAAAACCCCTGGCATTGCTTGAGCCAGGGTTGCCGATCGGCACATCGAAAAGCATCATCCCATCAAGGGCCGTAATATCTACATTACCTGCTTTACGGGCTATGTCGGTTACATAGTAGTACCCCAGTGGCACGGTTTCCCATAAACCATCGCCTAGTTTTAATCCAAAGCGCAAGATGATCCGGGCGCCATCCAAAGTATAGGGATTGTCCAAAGGGGTGCTCAAGGATAGTCCCATTTCCGCTGCGTAAACATTGCCAACCTCTATATCCTCACCGGAAACGCATTGCTCGGTGATATACAGGCTGCCCTGGACGACATCTTCATCCGTGATAGTTATAACCGTATCATCCTTTAGGGTGATGGTGCCGGTGATCCTAACGTCCCGTACTTCTTTTTTTATTACGTTTTTATAATCAGCGCTTACTGGATACATTTGCTCACCTCTAATACTCAATCAGCGAAGTCGTGATCTCCCAAAGACTATTGCTGGGGTTGTCTGCTTTGTAATACTGCAGCTCTCCCGTTCTGTCTCCACAGTACATGTCGCAAGTCTTATTGCTGTTTGCCGTTGGGTCAAAGAACGTAACCTGAAACTTGTCAGATGATATCGCATCGGTAATCGTTTTTAACTGCGCATGCTTTACCAGCCAGGTGACGTTTAGCTTGTAAACACCCCCACGGATCCTATCTCTAATTAACAGTCCCGTTTCCGTCCGGGCCGTGTTTGCGCTATCTATGTCCTGGAGGGTAACGCCATATTTTGTGGGAGATGGCATATCGATCCCATTTATCTTTATTATCGCCATACCGCATTACCTCCCGTTACTCCTGATATTACGTCTGTCCTGGGAACGGTGAATATAAGCATCCAGCTGCTCGTTACCGATATAAACGTAAACATCTCCACCGCCCCCCGCCATTGCCGGTTGCGCCTGACCAAAAGCGGAGGCTATTTTACTGATTAGCCCATCTATGTCGAGCATGGCATTTGACCCGGCAGCTGGGTTGAACTCTTTAGGCACAACCGCTTCTCCCTCATGTAAATAGGCCAGCATATCACGGGGCACGAAGTTTGTCCCAGTAGCTAGTGCTGGTATTGTTGGTAGATTAATGCCCCATGATTTTCCACCTATCACCGGCACCCAATCCGGTGCTTCCCACTTAAGCTTGTTCATACCACGAATCATGGTGTTTAGGCCGCTGATTATCTTGTTTATATAGGTCTTCATCGTAGTCCAGATATCGTCCCATATGCCGCCGATATTTGCTTTAACCTCAGTAAAAGCGTTAAGGACGGTATTCTTTATATTACTGAAAGTGGTTCCGGCATTGTTTAGAATTGCATCCCAATTATTGGACAGTGTCGTCTTAATATTTCCCCATATGGTGCCAACTGAAGTTTTTATCCCATTAAAAGTCGTTTCAACGGCAATTTTTAAGTCATTCCATATCAGCATCAGTTCGTTCTTAATGGTATTCCATACTTCACCAGTGCTGGTTTTAGTGCCCTCCCATGCAGTAGTCACGGTTCTCTTTATATTCTCCCAGGTAACTGGTGCATCTTTTTTAAGAGTGTCCCAACTGGTTTGTATGCTATTTTTAATGGTTTCCCATGTTTCTTTTGATCTTGTACTTATGGCGTCCCAACTGCTTTCAAGGGTACTTTTTATGTTATCCCATGCAGTAGACGCATTGGTTTTTAATGCCTCCCAGCTGTTTTGTACGCCCGTTTTAACGCTGTCCCAAATCTGCGCGGAGCTGGCCTTAAAGCTTCCCCATTTATCACCCACCCAGTCAGTGAATCCGCCCCATTTCACTTTAACGCATTCCCATATATTACCGGCGCCATTTTTGATCCATTCCCAGAACCCTGCGAACGTAGGTTTTACTTGTTCAAGTTCACTGAGCATTTGATCCATATTTAAACCAGGCATAGCTCCGCCTAGCTCAAGATTATCAAATGCATCTTCTCCATCTCCGCCGCCTTCTGACATATCCTTTTGCAGTTGGTTGATCTCATCGAATCCGACCAGACTCTTTTTGGCTGCCTTGCCTGCCTTATCGATAGCGTCTGCCTGATCCTCAGAGGCCTCCGCAGCCGTCCCTGTACTCTTGGCTAAACTCTCCTGTGCATTGCGAAAGTCTCCGAATCCGTAAGATGCCGTATTCTGCAGGGATTGGCCGTACTTTGACCATAGCCCCATTCCGCCGCTAATAGCAGCTGATAAGGCCAGTATCGCCCATCCTATTGGTCCCATTGCAGTGTGGACTGCATACAAGGCTACTCTCAGTTTTAATAAGGCGCCAGCAAAGATATTTGTGGCAACAGGCGCTAAAGCCATCTGTAGACGATAGGTTCCTATTGCAGCGCTAACTGTAGACAGGATCGGCACCTGTGTCATTAACTCTCCTTTAAGAGCAAGGGTAGTTATTCTCCAGGCTGTTGTAGCAGCTGCAGCCCCTTTGGTGAGAGCTGTATATGTCAGTAGTGTTAAACCAGCAAATTTAATTACACCCCAATTCTCGGCGATCGCTTTTGCGATAAATTTGAACCCTTTTACTGCGATTTTAACAGTATTGGCTATCGCCTGGCTCCAGTGCTGCATGGTGGCTTGATTTGCTTCAGTCCATCTTTTTATTGCACTCAATTGCTCCGTCAGGCCTTCCAGCGCTCCTCCGGCACCAGGTTTAAAGGCGTTGCCGATATTGACCTTAACATCTTGCTGGGCCTTGCCAAGCACTGCCAGCCGCCCGGCATAGGTTTTCGTATATTTTGCAGCATCACCTACCTGAAACTGAGTTTCTTTCAGGATACCGTTTACTTCAGCCTGTATCTTTTCCTGCTGGGTAAGCTGATTTCTGTTTTTGCCAATGCTGCGGGCATAATCATCCCACATCTTAGCCACGTTCTTTGTTACACCGGCGTTATCCACCAGAATACTATTTTCATTCTTTAAACCTTCTGTGGCTGATCTGACTGCTTCTCCCAAAGTGTAGGAAGACTGTCGCCCAAATGAAGCAGCATCTTTCAGTCGACTCATGACCTGTTTAATCTGCTCATCGTTATAGCCCCGGGCGGTCAGATTCTTGTAAGCAGTTACAGCATCGGTAAGAGGCACCAGACCGTCACTGATATAATCCTGGATAAACTGGTTGGCTCTAGTGAAGCTCCGCCCCTGTGCCTCTAGGATGCTCTGTAAGCCCAGCATTGCGCTTTCCAGTTCACTGGCAGATTGTATTACCGATTTTATAGCTGTACCGATAGCTATGCCGCCAAAGAGGGCACCGATTCCCGCCATAGTCTTGCCGATGCCCTTCTGAAAAGAGGTAAGATTTTTTTGTGTCTTATCCAATTCTTTTTTAACGCCAGAGAAATCCGCTCCGCCGCGTATAATTAAGTTTTTAGCGCTCATTTACTCACCCCTTTTCTGTTCCGCCGAACAATTTATTCAAAATCCGTACCTGCCGAAGCATTTCATCGTCCGTCATTTGCTTCTTTTCTTTCTTTGGCTCTAAAATGCTTTTGATATTTATTTTCTTAGCCCATACCCAGCGGCTGATTAAATACGCTTGGCGAACGCTTTGCTTCTGTTCCATTTCGTTTCGCCTGGCAAACCCTTTAGCCGTCAGGTTCAGCTCAAAGGGTGTCGTATCCCAGAATTCACTAAAAGGGACACCAATAAAGGCAGCGAGTTCCATTGCTTTAGTGATACTAAAATCCTCGGGCTCGCTGCCCCCTACTCGTTTTTTCCTGCCCCTTCTTCCTCTACTGCGCCGGCACCAAAGGAAGCATTGATTGCTTCGGTCAGCTGCTGCATCACTTCCGGCAGGCTGGAATGCTCATCGACTAAGTCCATTACCTTGTCCGGAGTCAGATTTTTATCCTCATGGACTAATCCGGCCCAAATTAGCGTGGCCGTGTCTTCCATGGTCATGTTGTCCATATCAATTTTCCCGATAGGCTGGCCAAGTTTTTTCTCTACCAGGGAGATCGCTTTCATACCATAACGAAGATTCCGCATTTTATCAAGCTTTATCGGGGTAAATCCCATTGTTAAGCCCTCCTTATGACGTCTTTACAACGATAATCTCGTAGATCTTCGGGGCCTTTCCTGTCTCGTTGGCAAGAATTGTTAATTTCTTCGACGTTCCGATCGACGATAATGAGATAGCATTTGATGCCGCCCCACTTGCCAGCTCCTGCACATAAGCGCCATCAACAAACAGTTTGATCGTCTGTCCCGCGCCTGTGGCTGTTATCGTAACCGATGTAGCCGATACTCCACTGAATGTATATAACCGTGTTCCAGTAGCAAAAGTCGGTGTCAACGAACCTCCAGCACCCGTTAGGGTGAGGCCTGTCAGACCGGCACTGGCTGTAAATCCAAGCGTCGGCTTTCCGCTGACCTTGATGGAAGCCTCAAAGGACACTTCATCCTCCAGTTCAGCACCCGTTGAAAACCCAGTGACAATGCCGTTGAATGCCCAGGACGCGCCCTGTGGAAAAATGATGGAAAACGAAATTGCGTCGCCAGAGTCAAAAGCCTCTTTCATTGACCCCTGGCCTTCATCTCCCGGTTCAAAGTAGCCGCTTATGGAAACTTCTCCCGCATCCTTTAGGCCTCCGGCAAATTTCCTATACCCATCTTCGTTATCGAGTGTGGTGATATCAATCGTATCTGCTGATAACTCCAGCCCTCCGATGGACGTAAGTCCGGCAATGGCATTTGAATTTATAAGAATCCTTGTGCCTAATGATCTCATTTCTCAATCTCCTTTCTAAAAGTAAATCGTGAAGTCAAGGATTCCACGATTCACCTTTAACGCAAATTCATAAGTCTCGCTTATGTTGTTAATACTCAGATCCTCAATGTGGATCATATCCTCCCCGATATCCTGGCCGGGCAGGGAAATCAGAAATGCTTCCACCTGTTTTGCAAGCGCCTTCATGTCAGCATATTTTGCCGCCATGATGCTGAACATATAGGTTAGTGCTTGCTTTTCAGTGTATCCGGACAATGTCTTTGTCCGGTCGGTATTAATCCGGGCGTAGACCAGATACGGCCTGGTTGCAGACTCAGGGGCATTGGTTGGATATACAACCAGTTCAGGAATGGACAGTTCCAGCTCATACCTCAATGCTTTTTCCATTACCGCAGCCCCGCCTTTCTGATCTCCTGATCGATTTTCTTCTCCATTTCTTCCACGACGACGCGTACCATCTGTCTTGAATTACTGGTCAAACTGTCATGAATAAACCGATAGCCCGGAATATAATTGCCGTCTCCGGCAAAATAACCGTATTCCTGGCTGATAGGATAGTATGCGGTATCTTTCCCGCTGCCTCCCCTACTCCCGGGGTTTTTAATAGGTTTCTGGAAAACATCATTCATGGACGGGTTAAATATTATTCGATACACTTTCTTGCCCTTATAGCGTGATTTCTCCCCGGATAGCTTCATGCCGCGTTTTAAGTCTCCGGTATCCACTGGAGCATTGGACTTAGCACCTTTCAAAACGACGTTCATTCCTTTTCTTGCCGATGCCGTTACATGCTTCTGTGGTACCTTGCCGAGCTTTTTTAGATCGCGGTTCAACTTGTCTATTCCAGTCACGCCCCATTTGATTTTCAGCAGCTCCCTGTTGAGCGACTTAACGTTTACAGCTGATAATATTTCATAAATCTCCTGCCCGTGCTGGATCCGCATTTCATTAGTTACCCCAGGGATATACCGCATATTGAATTTGACCTCAACCTTGCTGTCCGTGGTATTTGCGGTGAAATATTCGTTACCTAGCAGGGGATCTTTGGAAGCCCAGATACCGCTTTTAAAAATTCCCCAGGTATCTACCGGTTCCCCGTAGTCATCCTGGCCAGTCGACCGCTGCAGAATGTCTATTTTGTGTCGATAGTCACTCATGGTTCATCACCTACCGTATATTCCGCCGACAGTGTCAGATGGTGTTTTAGGCTGATATAAGATTCCTGGAATCGCTCTGACAGTTTCGGATCGTCATAGCCGAAGTTAGCCTTTGCATAGACAATCACGGCCCGCTTGATGAGGGGATCGGTGTCAACGATTTTGTCGGCGTGTACTCCCGACAACTGCAGATCCGCCTTTGCAGCGTCGATCAGGTCCTGGACCTCGATGTCTAAATCGGTACCGCTTAACCGCAGCGCGTCTTTAACGTCAGCCAGCATCTAATCACCACCTAACAGCTCGATCAGCTCCGCCTTGGTCTGCCGCTCGCTATACTCAATGCCTCGTTCCTCTAGCCTGTCCATGATTTCCTTTTTTGTCATAGAATCATACTTAACTTCTTCAATTAGTTCCCGGGTCAATAAATCTTTGTTACGGTCGGCTTCATCGCTTACAAAAGCATCACCAGGGAGGTAGATCTCCCTGGTGTACTTATCCCGAAACTGCCGCATGACTGTATATTTCATTGGCGGCTACCTCCTTAACCCTCTGGGATCGTGTCCTCAACGGTGATTACCGCGTCAACATCACCCTTATTGGTCTTGAACGTGATGGTTGCCTCACCTTCGTCAAGTGTTGCAAGATAGGTCTTCAATAGCGTCACAGCCAGCCCGTCAGCGGTGTAGTGTGTGATCGGTGTCAATGTAACTTCTCCGTTATGGACAGAAGTTAAAGTCACGCCGCTGGTATTATGCTTAACCTCGATTACCACATCGTCATACCCTTCCCCGCTGGTATTCTTGTCAAAAGTTGCGGTTGCGGGGTCAGCTGTTAACGTGGTTGTATCAGCTACTGTAACAATAACTAAAACAGCCCCCTGGGCAGTTTGAATAGTAATTGTGTAATCATCCTCTTCAAGGTCATCTAAGTATGTGGCCTTAAGGGTGACTGCACCTCCATTTACTGTATAGTGAGTGGTTTTTGTCAATTTGGTGTCGCCGTTATATACATCTGTTACGGTTATACCGCCCTGATTGGCAGCCACCGTTAGCACTACGTCCGCATAACCGTTCCCTTCTGGATTGAGGTCGAACGTAGCCGTTTCAGGGCTAACGGTTAAGCGGATTTTTTTAATAGGGCAAAGGCTTTGGTATCCAGTACCGCTCCGTCTACAATGGTATAAGCCGCATAGTCTACAGTACGGGCCTTCACGTGCTCCTCAGTTGCCAGGCTCATGGGTTCATTAGTATT